TGTTGCCGTACAAGTATCTCGAATCGCCTGGCGGAAATTTCGTATTCGCCACGCCGAACGACGAGTATCCGCTGTACACGCAGTTCGGCGTAACTCATATCTTCCTTTAAGCATCGGTGGCGGAACTGGCGGCGTATCGCGCAGCGCAAGCTGCGGCACTTGCAGCGGGGTCGTAATGGCCGCGTTCGATAACCGCATTTTCAAGATCGTCTTCACGTGGGGTAACGATCAGGCGACGCTCGATAGCACGCAACAGACCGGATCGAGCGGCAAATTTTTTGCGATCAACGCGCAGGGTACGAAGTACATCAACGCGCAGCAGAACGAACTGAGTCTGCAGGTTGCCAATCTGTCGCCGACGCTGCGTAATCAGTTGCTCACACAGTTGACGCCGTTCAACTATGACCAGAAACGTAAATCCGTTGCGCTGTATTCGGGGCGTGTGAGTACGGGCTTTTTCCTGCTCTATCAGGGTGATATCACTGAATGCTACCCGTCGCAACCGCCCGATATCACGCTCAACATAAAGAGCAAGGCGAACCAGTTCTATAAGTACGACATCATTGCGCAGGCGCAGAACCTGACCGCACCGTTATCGCAGATCGTGGCGAACAGTGCGAACGGTCTCGGTCTCGCGACACGTTTCGAAGCCACGGACAAACAGATAGCGAACTACAGCTATAGTGGTTCACGCATTCAGGAAGTGAACCATATCGGCGAACTCGGACCGTACGATGTCTACACGGACGACACAACGCTGGTCTGCAAGAATAAGGGCATGCCGCTGCAGAACACGGGGAGCATCATCAGTTCCGACACGGGGATGATCGGTCAGCCGATGCCCACCGAATGGGGTGCACGCGTGACTACGCTGCTCACGCAAAGTGTCATCCTTGGTGGTCAGTTCACTGTGGATAGCGACATCAATCCGTTGATGAACGGCGAGTACGCGATCTACAAGATGGGCTTCAACATCGCGTCACGGGAAGTGCCTTTCTATACGCTGCTCGAAGGCACGAAGAATTTTGACATGTACATGAACGCAGGATTGCCGCAAGCATGAGCACGCCACCCGTCATACCGTCAAAGAACCCCGCCGACGATGGGAACGTAGGCGGCGCGCTCAATACGATGTTTCGCAAGCGCGCGATGAAACTAGAGAATAAGCTACCTGCGATCGTCATCAGCTATGACCGCGTACACAACATCGCAACCGTGCGGCCGATGATATCGATGCTGAAGACGAACGGCGTTACGGTGCAACGCGCATCGATCGCCAGCGTCCCTGTGCTCGCATTAGGTGGCGGCGGATACACGATGACGTTTCCGCTCAAGAATGGCGACCTTGGATGGATCGAAGCATCGGACCGGGACATATCGCTATTCCTGCAATCCATGCAGCAGTCCCCACCGAATACGTTCCTGATCCATCGTTTCAGCCAGGGGCATTTCGTACCGGACGCATTCAGACAGTACACGTTCGATAGCGCCGATGACGGTTCGAGCATGGTCATCCAGAATTACGCGGGCACCGTGAAGGTATGTCTGGACCCGGCCGCAGTCAGGGTAATAGCGCCAACTGTTAACATAACTGCTACGGAAGCAATCAATTCAACGGTGGGCACGTCTTCGATGCAACTTACGCCGGCATTGTTCACCGTGACGGCGCCGGCCATATCGTTGAACCAGACAGGCGGCGGAACGACGGGTGCTGCGTTCACAGGTGCGCCGGTTGTGATGCCTGATGCGATCATTAATGGCGTGACGCAATCGACGCATCATCACGGTAATGTGACGAACGGCGGCGGTGTGACGAACGGACCTGCTAACTAAGGATGATCATGGTTCAGTCTATAGCGATCAACGCAAACGGTGACATGTATCTTGACGGTAGCGGCAATATCGCGATGGTCAGCGGCGCAGATGCCGTAGGGCAGAACTGCGTCACGGCCATGCGCGCCGTGAAGGGGGAAATGGAATACGACCAGACAGGCGGTATGCCGTACGCCGCTACGGCATTCCAGACGTATAACCCGATCGCATTCGAAGCATCTGCACGCAAGATCATCGGTGCAGTAACGGGCGTGACTGCCGTTACTGCGTTCGCGGTGAACAAGCTTCAGAACACATTGCAGTACACCGCATCGATACAGACTATCTACGGTCCTACCACGATCACGGGCACGGTATGAGTACACCTTACGAATACGTAGCAACCACGGGTATTATCGTACCTGACGTGTCGGACATCGAGACACAGGTACAGGGGGAATGGCAGGCTGCGTTCGGTGCGGACCTTGCCGTTACTGCCGATACGCCGCAAGGCAAGATGATCACCGCCGAAGTGACGGCGCGTAGTCGAGTTGCGCAAATGTTGGCGCAACTCGCCAACATGATGAACCCGAATCAGGCGGGCGGCATCTTCCTTGACGCGATCTGTGCGTTTCTCGGTCTCGAACGCGAATCGGCGACGTACACGGTTGACCCTGATGTTGCGATCACTGGCACACCTAATGTGATTTTCGCAGCCGGCCAGTTGCAGGCGCAAGGTCAGGTATCCGGCGCATATTTTACGAACGTCGCAGCCGTGCAGTTGAGCGCGACGGGTACGGCGACGGTTGATTTTCAATGTCAGACGCCGGGGCCGATTGAAAGTCCTGCAGGTGATCTGCAAATCGCAACGCAGGTGCTTGGATGGGAAACAATCAGCAATCCTGATCCGGGTGTACCGGGTCTGCTGGTGCAAAGCGACAACTCACTGCGCACGTTGCGCAATAACACGCTTGGCCTGCAAGGTCTGTCGACGGTCGAAGCGATCGTATCGGCATTGAACGCAGTATCAGGCGTGCAGTCCCTGCAGTTCCTGGAAAATATACAGAACACCACACAGACGATCAAGGGCATATCGCTTGTCGCCAATAGCATTTGGGCGTGTGTGAACGGTGGTGCGTCGACGGACATCGCTGCCGCACTGTTGCGTTCGAAGACGATCGGCGCTAACTGGAATGGGGAGCAGGAGATAGCGATTGTCGAACCCGCATCGGGGCAATCGTACACGGTGCAATTCGACCGACCGACCGTACTGCCCGTGCTGGTGCAGGTGACGATCAAGCAAGGTACCAACACGTCGAACCTTCTCGAAACCGTGCCGCAGGCGATCGTGGACTACGCTAATGGTGTTATCGAAGGCGATCCGGGCTTTACGGTCGGACAAAACGTATCACCGTTCGATCTGGCTGGCGCGATCTACGCAGAACTACCCGGCGTGTTTATCCAGTTGATACAGGTCGCGTTCGCTGGCGGTTCCCCCGTCTTTCAACCTACTGAGCTTGTGCTTGCGTTGAACCAGATCGCGAGCGTTGCGCTCAACAGCGTACAGGTCACCATCGCAACATGAGCACTCCAGCTACTGCACCGTCACCTACGCGCGTACAACAGTTCGATTACGCGGTGAACCTGCTGCGCGCGTTGCTATGGCAGGACAACAATACGCCCGAAATGACGGCGGTCCTGCAGGCCAAACAGACCTGGTATGACACGAACGTAAGCACTTTCTGGTCTGACTGGGTGAAGGATGTTTTCGATATCCGCACCGCCAACCAGTTCGGTCTGGCTGTATGGGCGATCGTGCTTGGTGTTCCGACTACGGTTATCCTGCCGCCAACTACGAAGGCCAATTTTGGTTTCGGTATCCCGCCTTTGCTGGTTGATGCGATCGACGCGCGCAGCACATGGACGCCGGCCAATGGCGTGACCGTCACGCCCGGTCAAACGGACCCGAACGGCGCCACCAATGCGGTTACGGTGAACCTGTCGACGGGTACGGGTTCCGCTCGCGCCGTGAAGCTGCAGACGGTGCCCGGTGGCGTGCCTGCAGGGTCGACCACGTTCACATTCCAGGCGAAGTTGGTAAGCGGTACGCAGGGCACGATAACGAGCGACATCAACGGCGTAACCGCTGCATGGCCTGCGCTCACCACTGGCGTATGGACAACGGTCACGCTCACGATCAATAACGCCACGGCCGGCACGACCAACGTCAATCTGATCAGTCCGACCGCAAGCGCCGCCAATCTTGAAATCTACTGGCCGCGTATGGCAGCAGGTGCAATCGTTTCGAACGGTAACCTGAATTTCAACAATGGCAACTTCGGTTCGAACAGTTCGCAGCAGGCGGCACTGACGCTTAATCAACAGCGAATCCTGTTGCTGCTAAGATATTTTGGATTAACGACGTTGCCTAGCGTGACGCTGATCAACGAAGGTCTTGCACGCATTCTCAGCCAGTACGGAAAAATGTATGTGCTCGATACGCTGAACATGTCCTATGTAACGTACGTGTTCGGGTTTCAACCTGATTCTGATCTGTCGTTCGTGCTGAACAATTTCGATGTATTGCCACGGCCTGCGGCGGTAGGTGTGCGGTTTCTTATTGCTGTTCGTCCTACGTTTGGATTCGGGACGTTCAACAAGAATTTTAATAACGGTACTTTTGCGAGCTAGAAAACATGGATCAATATTATTTTACAATCCCGTTTGCATCGCTCGGCGATCAGACCGTGCCGCCGCTCACCACGACAACGAGCGGCAGTATTTCGATGCAGCAGGGCTGGGGACCGGATTACGCATTGGACCCGGACACGAATCCTAGCGCACTGCCGATCGATCGCGCTACCACAAACTGGCTGCTATACGCGATCACGCAGGCGCTTGCAGCGTTGCAGCAGACCGGTATCCCGCAATGGATCACGGCGGCGAACAATAACGGCGTTGCTTTCCCGTACGCCAAGTATTCTACGGTGCGCTATAGCGCGACCACTCCGGGTGTTGTGTTCAATACCTATGTGAGTGTGATTGACAACAACACGGACACGCCGGGAACTACCGCGAACTGGCAACCGATCGCATCTATCGTCGCCGCAGCGGCCGATGTTGTTGCAGGTACGTCGACGGCACTCCCTGTCACGCCGGCAACGCTGAAATCATATCCGGGTAATGCGACACAGACGTTTGCCGTTGCTTCAGCTACTGCCGCGAACATGGCACCGCAGGCGGCGCAAGTGCAGCAAAGTGCATTCAACTATGCAGGTGTGGCGGGCGGTTCGGCCAATGCACTTACTGCCACGCTTGCCCCCGTGCCCGCAGCACTTACGGATGACCTTGTTGTTGTTGTCCGTATTGCTTCGACAAATACAGGCGCTGCGACATTGAATCTTAATGGGCTTGGTGTAGTTGCTATTGTCGGTCAGGATCACGCGGCATTGCAAGGTAGCGAACTCTTCGCGACCGGGTTTGCCTGCTTTGCGTATAGCACGTCACTGGCTAAATGGGTGCTTGTATGGGCAACAGGTGGCGCAGAACAGGTGGGCAATGGTACGCAGTCACAGCACGCCGTTGCGCTGAATCAGTTGTACGCTGCCGCTGGCACTTCCGCGCTTAAGGGCATATGGCGTAACGCAGGTGCTGGCACCTATACATGGACGGTGCCAACGGGCGTAACGCTTGTATGGGCATCAGGAACTGCACCCGGATCGGGCGGTGCAGGCGGCGGCGGATCGACAAATGTGGTAGGTACCGGCGCGGGTGGTGCAGGTGGTAGTGCAGGGCAACCGATTGTTCGCGTGCCTTACGCAGTTGTGCCGGGTTCCGTTGTGACCGTGACTATCGGAAGCCCATCTGCAGGCGGGGCGATTGGTTCGCCGACCGTAGACGGCGGTGCTAGTGCCGCTGCAGGTAATGTTGTCATCAGCGGCACGGGGTTCAATGGCGGCACAAACGTAACTCTGACTGGCGGCGGTGCAAGCTTAGGCGGTCTGCATTTTAGCAATGCAGGTGTTCCAGCAGGCGGCCAACCTAGCGCAACAGGGTTTCCGCAGGGTAGTTGCGGTGCAGACGGTGCAACAGGCTTCAATGGTTGCGGTATTGGCGGTGCCGGCGCATCGGGTCCGTTCGGCGGCGGCGGCGGTGCAGGGCGCGCAGGATCGACCGGAGTCGGCGGCGCGGCGGCGAATGGATTCGGGTCGGGTGGTGGCGGCGGTGGTGGCGGCTATGGGGCATCCAGTTCGGGCGCAAATGGTGGTGCCGGTGGTGCTGGCTCCCCTGGCTTCATGATGTTCGAATGGTAAGGAGACACTAGCAAATGAGCGTAGCAACAGAATCAGCCGGCGCATCCGCCGTCAAGGTCGCAATGGTCGCGGGTGGCGCCGCCATGTCGGGTATGAAGTCGGTCAGCGACTCGCTAGGCGTGACGGCGCAGGAATTGATATGGTTCGTCACGTTCGCGTACGGGATGCTGCAACTGATCAAATGCGCACCGTGGTTATCGGATCAGGCGTACGCTTTTTATAGAGGCGTACGATATAAGGATTGGGCGCGATGGGTGGCTATTGCCCGTCGCGGTGAGAAATCAACTGATGGGGATATGTGATGCTAAGTACTATTCTCGATAAAGTGCTAGCCGGCCTGCTGGCGCTGTCTCTGGTCTGCGGTCTTGGTGCATTATGGTACGCAGACCACGAACGGCAGAAGATCGCACCGCTGCAGAATCAGGTGCATGAGGCGACGATCGCCGCTGCACAGGCCGCTGCAGATCGCGATGCTGCGCAACTGGCAGCAAAGGCTGCACAGACGCAACTGAAGGCCGCACAAGACGCCCTAAGCTCGGCTGCGCACTCTGCTGCCGCCGCGTCTGCATCGGCGTCTGACGCACAGGCTAAACTGGCGGTTGCAGCGAAAGTGACGGATGTCGCCAAAGTGCTCGATACGCCGTTACCCGCCGCAGTGTGGGATGCGATCTACAATCAACCGGGGGAATGAAATGCGCTATATCTGGCTGGCACTACTTTTAACCGCGTGTGGCACGCCGGGTGTTAGCAACCTGAAAACGCCAGTGCAGACCGTGACGATAACGAAAACCGTGCCGGTCTATCCGCCCGATGCACTGTATAGCGCGGACGGTGCCTGCAATCACGCTGCGGAAAAACGCGGCACCGTCCGTGATATGGCGAACGATCTGATCGGTGAACGTGCCGCCGTCGACGTGTGCCTTGGCGATCGCGCCGCCCTGCGTCAGTGGAAGAAAGAGAATCAGGCAGGCGGTAAATGACGCAGAAAAGAACACTTGCAGCCGTTATCGGTGCGACGGCTGCAACGATCGTATTGGCCTTCACGGGGATGCAGGAAGGTTCGAGTAACACACCCTATCGTGATTCTGGCGGCGTATGGACGGTGTGTACGGGGCAGACCGGTGTACCCATGCATTACTACACGGATAGCCAGTGCAGTGCGATGCTGGCGAATACTCTCGAGACTACGGCGGCGCAGCTTGCGGCCGGCATACCGGGTTTCACCACGCGCACAGATGGGCAGAAAGCAGCGGCGGTCGATCTGGCGTATAACATCGGCGTGCATGCATTCTTCTGGTCTGGTTCGAGACCGTCGACCATCAGCAGGCAATACGAATCCGGCGCGTTCCCTGCGGCGTGCGATTCGTTCCTTAACTACAAGCTGGTCGACGGGAAAGACTGCAGCGTTCGCGCAAACAATTGCTATGGCGTCTGGACCCGGCGCCAGGCTGAAAGGAGTATGTGCCTTGGCAGTTCCGTACACTGACGTTCCGACCGCTACGGCGGCAATCCAGGCGCACCCGCTGTGCGAATCGTTCGTGGCGATCGCGGACCGTTACATGGTCTACTACCCTCCGAAGTATCGTATCCCCGGTGGCGCTACGATCGTACGCACTGGAAACGACATCGCCGCGTTGAATGCACTGTACAGACAGATGCAATCATTCGCGGCGAGCGTGGGTCTGGCTGTTACGTGAAGCGTCGGACGGTGCTGTAGGCTCCTGCAACGAGCACCGCCCACGCGAACCAGATCATCAGACCAAGCATCATTACGCGTCACTCCTTCGTTCGATGTCAGATGGCTGATCAGATGCGATCGGCCATTGAATATTGTCGGTACGCGGGTCGCGGTAGGACTTCGGCAGAGACAGGATCGCCGCCGTTGCGCTAATCGCAGCGATAAGTGCCGCCAGTGCTACCAAAACAATAAACCAGTCCATGATGTTCCCCGTGTTGACGAACAGATATTATCTTATTTGCTACGGATATTCAACACCTACATTGCGCAACATTTCAATGGCTTCTTCTTCGTAGCGTGCGAAGTCGATCCACTCCGGCACGTGATCGAGCAGCGTCATCATCGGCACCGCGCCGTCGCTATCCGCCACCTTGCGCCCATTGTCCTTATAGTTGATTGCGAATTCTTCCCCTTTACCGTAGACGTACCGCACGACTTTGCCCAGGTAAGTGCGTACTTCGGGTTCCTGTTCGAACGGTTCGAGCGCGGACCCGCGTATCATGCGCTGCATCGGCGACCACGCGTATTTGACCGCGCCGCCCTTGACGTTGCGCACGGTGACGAAGCGGCGGATGTCGCTGCACTGCCTGACGGTGCGTGCTATCGGCGTGCCGTCCTTAAGATACGCAATTGCCGCATCCGCGCAGATCGCCCGCGCCGGCACCTTGGTAGTGTTGCTAACGCCTGGTTCGGCAAAGAAGCCTTTGGTTTTAACTTCCCCGTCTTTTTTGAACGCCACATACGAATTAACACTCTGCATATAGATCGCCGCGTAATTCGTGCGTTCGGTCTTGAGACCCGTTTCGGACTCCCACTGTTTGACAATCTCATTTTTCTTCCATCCCATCCCGTGCGGAACGCGCGTTACAATGCCGTCCGTGTTAGCCGACACAACCGTAATGCCCCATTCCTCAAGACGTTCGATAAGCATCAGCAGCGCTAACTGACCCGTGAGCGTGACCTGAATACCCTGCTCTGGTGAGAACAGGATCGAATATTTGGAAAACAGCTTACCGAACGTGCCGTTAAGAACAATCTTCAGACCGTCTGCGATTGTTTTCCAATGTTTAGCACCTTCGATATCGCCCGCACGCTTACACGCGGCGGCATTGTGCTTTGCTTCGATCCGCGCATTGAAGATCGCAAGAAAGATAAACAGGAAATCGACCCCTATCGCTTCGGGGTACATCTTCATCATCAGAATGAGCGCAGGATAATATGACTCTACATCGTCATCCTCTGTTTCGTAGGCGCCCGGTACGCTATGCCAGTGCACCGCCTTTTCCTGCGAATGCAGTCCGCCCATGCCGAATTTATAGGTCGACACGCCATTGCGGTAACGGATCGATTTAATCGCATCGGGAATGATAATACCCGTCTTTATCTTTTTGCCTTGCGCGTCTTCGTATTCTTCGCCGTCATCGATACCGTCACGCTGATACTTCGGTAACTGATCCTTGTCGCTTACAGTGAACGGATTCGAGCGCACCGTCTGCAGGATATCGTTTAATTCTTTAGACTTGAATTTGATGAACGGCGGCGGCACATAGCAGAACTGGTACCCGTGCGGAACGAAGCGCGGTTTAACCTTGCGTGGCAGGATACGTGCCTTGAACACGGCTTCGGCAATCTGCGCATCCGATTTACTGCGTGCATCAAACCATGAATCATATTTCTGATATTGATCGTTAAGCGACTCACGCAGGCGCACGCGGTCTTCCACTGCTCGATACAAATCAATGGTACCCTGTAGATCATTCTCGCAATACGTCGCGGTCTCAACGCGATCAAAAGGCGTGAATACCTGGTTTGGATCGAACGGTAAATCCTGAAGATGGGCCGAATGCACTGCGCCCATGTAGGTCTTCAGACTGATGCGCACACCGGGCGCCACTTCCATGATATCGATGTGATCGAGAAACGCCGGTTTCTGCGTACCGTGATAGTCGTAGAACTCCCACGACTTCCCGCCGCCGACAATAATCCAGTCATTGGCCCGTTTAAGCGCTTCGGTATCCGCACCGATCATAGCGAGCGATATCATTGGGATGTCGTAGTGCCAGCCGTTGAAACTGATCACCGTCGCAGTGGCGAATATTTCTGCGATGCGCGCGATGTTGAGCGGTGGCGAACCGGGCCAGATACTGAAACTTTCGATGCGACCTGATTCAACATCCTTGAATTTAAGCAGCCAGTAATTTATGGCGCATTCTGTATCAAAAACTTTACGCGCACGTTGCGGTTTAAACGGGAAGTCGTTCATAGGGCAAACGCCATGATAATTACGCAGATAATGAACGCGCCCCACGAATCGAGATACGCCGATGCGCACACGCCGGCCAATGCAAACAGTCCAATATCGTGCAGCATATCCACTCCAAAGTAAAACGGCACGCATCGCGCGTGCCGTTGATCATGTTACGCCGATGTCAGGCAGTCTGAACAAAGAAGCCCTGTTCGAGCAATTGCTGAACGTTGAAACCATTCTGCAGAAACTGTTCCATCGTATAGCCTGCCGCCTTCGGTGTGGGCGCGTACTGCGGTTGCTGTCGCTGCTGTTGCGCGCCACCTGCAGCGAACGGGAACCCGCCACCTGCCGCTGCACCCGGACCAACACCTGCAGCCTGCATGGCGCCCGCTACGAATCCCGGATTGCCCTGTACGTGCGTGCCAGGCATCGCCATACTACCGGGACCGCCTGCCCCTGCACCCGCTGCAATACCCATCCCGCCAGGACCCATACCCGCGCCCGCACCTGCAGACTGGGTGCCCGGTCCGCCCATAGTGCCAGGGCCGGCCGTCTGCATACCGTTTGGGGTACCCGGACCGCCTGCGCCCAGTTGCATCGCGCCGGCCGGCACGTAGGTTGACGTAGCGGCGTTACCCAATGCTGCGCTCGCATCACGCCCGAAAGTAATTTCCTCGCCGACGAAATTCAGTTCGACCAGATCAGCATTCAGATACAGGCCGGCTTTCTTCGATCCGATGTTCGCCGACATCAGGCCACCTACGCGGATGAAGTAACCGGGCTTGATGGTGCGATCGTCTTTCAGTTGCTGATGTGGCTGATACTTGCCCTTCTCGAAGCAACGCGGCAGGAACGACGACGAAAACTTGACGACCCAGCAGCCCGCCCATCCCGGCTTGACGTTGTTCGGCTTGCCGTCGTTGTCGTTACCGTCGCCGTCACTCACTTTCCACGCGAAGTCCGGTTTGATGCAACCGTTCGGACCGAAAAACTGCGGATAGCCAGCTTGTGCCGTGCTTGACAGCAGCGTCCAGAACGAAGGCCATTCCGGATTGGTTTTCTCGATCGCGAGCGCAAAGAAACATTGCTTCTTCGGCTTGCCGTCCTGCGTGACGAGCGGCTTACCTTCGCGGTCGGTATCGTTCAGAATCCAAGGTGAACCCTGCACCAGTCTGCCCACGGGCGTAAGAAACTCAACCTGATTAGTATTTGCCATTTGTTTAACTCTCGCTTGTTTGACCAAAAATGCGCGCCGCACGATCGCCGTCGACACGCGTTACACGAAGCCCTGCAGGCGGACGCCGGGATAACGCGTCGACCGTCTTCGGGTCCATCAACTTTTTCGCCTGCGTTGGCGTGATCGGCTTTTCGCTAAACAGTTTGATGTTCAACGCCTTAGCCATGTTCGGCAACGCAGGCACTACTTCAGGCAACCATTGAAGATTCGAGCGACCTCCCTGTAATTGATAGTGACGCAATTGCTCACCGTTGCGCATGAACATTTCAGCGCGTGCCTTCAATGCGCTTTGACGGGCTTCGAGTATATCCATTGCCCGTTCGACCCGTACAAGCTGCTGATCGGTCTGCACTGGCGTCAGATCATGCTCGAGCGGTTCGCGCATCACTTCTAGTGCGTTTTCTACGGCTTCGCCGAACGCATCACATCCCATGCGCCCATTGCACTGACTGCACCACGGACCGGTCACGCACGCCGCGCGTTCCGACATCGTTTGTTCTGCGGCATTGCGCAACGTATTGAAGTGCGCACGCAACTGCGCAGCGTTGATCTTCCAGAGGAACCATGGGCCACCCTGTCGATACGCACGCGGCTGATAAATCCACATGCGAACCGTAACGGTGCGATCATCAACGATGCCAAGAAAATCGAGCAGACCGCAGACATAGACGAGCAGTTGCCAGTTTTCGTACGAATCGACAAAACGGAAACCGTATTTGGCGTCCGCAACGTCTAACGTCATCGTCTGTTGATCGAATCGCCACGCATCCACTGTGCCGCCGCACTGGGGATGGATGCGTGGTGCGGCAACGGAAAACTCAAGACGTGCGCCCGGTCCCCACGAACGGATGTGATCAAGGTATTCATCGATACCATCGAGCATATCGTCGTCCAGATCAACAGCGGTTTGCATGCCGTCGATCTGGACGCGTTGACCGACATTAACCGCGTGACCTAGCCACACCATCAACGCGGCCCAATGAAAGGCAATACCCTGATCGCGTATCTGCGTGTCGCTGATATCCGGCGCGGCCGCAGCGACACGCAGATATCCCGTGCATCGCACCCATTGATGCGCCTGCGATGCACGAAGCGCAAACGATGACGTTTCGGCCATGACGTTACGCGATGCCTTGCGCCGCCAGCAGTGCACGAACGGCAGGAATCATTGCCTCCTGCGTGACGAGCGCACCGAGACCGCCGTTGATGCCAAGCGTGGAAAGCACGCCATTTAGCACGTCGGGCGCAACCTTGCCGGCCTGCCACGCGCAGAAGCCCGCGAAGCTGTTCGGATCGAGACCGGCCGGCGTGGGAGTGGGCGTGGGAGTGGGCGTGGCTACCGTACCGGGACCGGGACTGACCGCCGCTGCGCTCTGCGCTTCGGCCTGTTTGCCGTACTCGACGTACGCCTCATTCACCGCCGCTTTCCACGAATCGAACCATGCGTTCGCCTGCGGCGAGACTTCGACCAGATGACCGGCCTGCAGTTTTTCGAACTGGTCTTGCGACAACAGACGGTTAGGTCCGACCTTGATCGTCGCCTGATCGTGCGCATAGGCAATACGTGCTGCGCGTGCATCGGCGCCGTCTGCCTGCATACTGACCTGCGACGCGGCTGGCGCAACAGCGGTGCCCGTCGTGACCGCCGCAGTGGGGACTGCACCACCGTTGCTTTGCGCGAGCAATTCGGCCTTCACCTTGGCGATCGTCGGCGGCGGAACGCCTTTGCGACCGCGCCAGCTACCGTCGGCATTCCTGTTTTTGCTACTGCTGTGAATACGTTCATCCCACGGCAGACCGTGGATATCGCGTTCGACGGTACCGGGCGGCGTGCTTTCCGGCGTTGCACCCGTGGAAATCGTTGCGACGGTCGATCCGGTAAAGACGGCGGATGCGTCACGCAACGGTGCAAGATCGGCTTCGCCTGTTGACAGGTTGACCGGCACGCCACCGAAATGAAGCGCGACTTCGGCGCTTACCTGTTCGAATGTTGCGTCGATCGGAAAGGAAAATACTAGCTGGACGGACATGTGCAAATCCTTGTTCAGTTGATGAGGGAACGACGGAACAGATAATATCTTATTGATCGCGAGCGGTGCAAGCGTTATTATTGCCCGAACGAACGGAGCTTGCTGGAATGACGAACCTTAGAACGTATCAGAAGGAAATGCATGCGGCGGTCTTCGATGCATGGGGCAAAGGGGCAAAGGTCGTAATGGCGGTGAGCGCGACGGGAAGCGGCAAGACCGTAACAGCGCAGGCGATCGCCAGTGATGTACAGGGCGAAGGGTGTGCGGTGGCGCACCGTCGCGAACTGGTCGGACAATTATCGCTGCAGTGGGCGAAGGCAGGTATCCCGCACAACATCATCGCCCCGAAGGCAACGAGAGACACCATTATACGCAGGCATATGAAGCGGTTCGGGCGCACTACATACACGCCGCATGCGCAATGGTCGATCGCATCCGTGGATACCCTGCTCAAACGCCCCAATACCGACGGTCTCTTTGATCGCATTGAAAATCTCGTTGGCGACGAAGGTCACCACTTCCTGCGGCACAACAAATGGGGTAAGGCTATTGCCCGTTTCGGTGCGCTCAAACGCGGTGTACTGTTCACGGCGACGCCCGAACGCCCGGACGGCAAGGGGCTAACCAGTTGGACGGACGGCCTGTGCGACGCAATGATAGAGGGTCCGCCGATGCGCTGGCTGATCGATCAGGGCTATCTGCTCGATTACTGGATTGAAACCATCAACCCATCGGACCTGATGGTTTCTGGCGTCGCGCATGCGGACAATGGCGACTTTAACCAGAAACAGCTATCCGAAGCGGTGAAAAAGTCAAAGGCGATCGTCGGCGACGTGGTGAACACGTATTGCAGCAAGGCGTGGGGCCAGCGCTGGCTTACATTCGCAACCGATCTTGATCACGCTGCGCGGTTGCTCGAAGCGTTCACGACGGCAGGCGTGCCGGCGCGTGTCGTATCGAGCGAATCTACCGACGATGAACGCGAGCAGGCCGTATCGGGTCTCGACGCCGGCACTATCTGGAACCTGATATCAGTTGACATCTTCGGCGAAGGCACGGACCTGCCTAACGTGATGGGGATATCGATGGCGCGCCCCACCGAATCATTCGTCGTGTACGCGCAGGAGTTTGGTCGTATGCTGCGCCTGCTGATCAGCGAATTTCAAATGGACATGTGGGATACCTTCGACGTTGCAACACGTAAAGGCATTATCGCTGCGTCGCCGAAGCCACGCGGACGATGTTTCGATCACGCTGGCAATTTCCATCGCTTCGAAGGTCCGCCCGACAAGGCCCGTGTATGGAAATTCGACGGACGCGGCAAGACTTCACGCAAGCCAGGGGACGAAATCCCGATGCGTGGCTGCGCATCGTGTTTCAAGCCATACGAACGCTACTACACCGCGTGTCCGTATTGCGGCGCCGAACCGTTATCGCTGGCGCGCGGCGGTGCGAACGAAGTCGACGGGGATATCTACCTGCTCGATGATGAGTACCTTCGCAAGATACGCGGCGAAATAAAACTGGTCGATAGCCCCATGCCGCCGTCGTTACCGAACGATCCAAAACTGCACCATATCGTGCGCAGACGGCATCAGGAACGGTTCAACGAACAGCACACACTGCGCAAGGTGATGGAACTATGGGCAGGCACGTACCCTGACGTGTCGAACGAAGTCAACTACAAGCGTTTTTACCTGCTGTTCGGGATCGATGTCATACAGGCATTCGCGCTCGGTGCAGGCGAAGCGGCGGCGCTTCGTGAGAAAATATCTAAACAGATGGCTGAACGCGGCATTGTCGTAACACTTACGTAGGGGTATGCATGTTAAACGAAAGACGCCTTAAACAGGGTATGTCGCCGATCACCCGGCGCTTTGTCGAAATGTCCCACGCGCTCAACAATACGCCGCTCAGTTCGGGCGAAAGACTGCGCGCAATGGAAATCTTCACAAAGGAACTGACGCCCGAACAGAAGAAGCTAATCGAACGCGAGTGCCTGAAGGCAGCGATCGACGCGCAACGTTTCGACACGCGTCGCGGCAACCGTGCACAGCGCAGGGCGCAACGATGAGCGACTTTCAGGTGATCGGCAACAAGCTGCACATCGATCAGTGCGCGACCACGTTCAGTACGCACATTGCCGCGTTCGAAGCTGGCATGCGTCTGCGTGATCCACATTGGACCCCGTTGGGTCCGCTCGAAACCTATTTCCGTGACGATGACGCCGAACGGTTCGAGCGCTTCAGACAGGTTCACGCGATCATGGCGAAGCCGTCGACACATCCCGTCATCGTGCGTAACTGTGAGGATGAATTGCCATGTCGCTGATACGTATGTGGGGCGAGCGTCACAACATACCTGGCGCGATGTTATCCGAACTGGAAGACCTGCTAGGCGTTGCAGGACACTCTGTAATGGCGCAGGCGTCGATCAATGGGCCGAAGGGCAGCGAAGCGCGCCAACAGGGACTTGTACGGCTAGAAGCGGCGAAAAAAGACATCATGCTCTGGCGCAACAACGTCGGCGCGTTCAAACCGGATACGGGCGGCTTCGTACGTTACGGTATCGCCAACGAATCGCCGCAGATGAACGAACAGATCAAGTCATCGGACCTGATCGGCCTTCGTCGCAAGGTGGTCACGCCTTCGATGGTCGGATCGATCGTTGGCATATTCACCGCGCGCGAAATGAAAGAAGAAGGCTGGCATTTCCACCCGAACGATGCGCATGAACGGGCGCAGAAAACGTTCATCGATCTGGTGAACAGTTACGGCGGTGATGCCTGCTTTGCTACTGGACCGGGGACACTATAATGCAACTATTCATCCTGATAGCACCGAACGGACTCATGCATTTATCGAGTCTGAGCAGCACGCGCGGCGCGGCGCAATACGCGGTCGTCGGCACGCTCGGTGACGATAAACGCCTGCACACGTGGGGATGGTGGCGTGAGCGTGGCTGGCGTTGCAAAGCATGTACACTTGAGATACTATCTATTCCACCTGACACTATAGAGGATTGATTTAACATGTCGCATATCCGTATGGACCCCGAACACCGAAAGGAGCTTATCCTTGCCGCCGCCGTGAAGGTCGCGCGCAAGTCAGGCTTCAGGAAAGCCACACGTACCGCGATCGCGAGCGAAGCCGGCGTAACGCCCGGTCTCGTCGGCGTGTACTTCAAGGGACGCGAGACATTACGCGAAGCGATCTTTGCGCGTGCCGTCGACGCCGCTGATGCCAAGCTGGTGCGCGACGGTCTGGATAACGGCATCGGTAAAGGGGTTCGTATCCCGAAGTCACTACGCGCCGCGCTTTGACTGACAGGCCCGCCATAGACGCGGGCATTTTTTCGCCCACAAAATGAAAAAAGATATTATCATCGGGGTTATCGAGTTTCTGGCGATCGTCGCCATACTCGGTTTTCACGTCCAACGCACCAGAGGTTTATATGACCACACCCGCTGAAGCAGCGAAGACATACGCACACGATCACGGTTTCACCATCACGCCGGAAGGGCGCCGCTATCGCATCACGCGCACTGTGCAGCCCAGCGTCACAGTTGGCGAGGTCGGTGGATACCCGGCCGCGCTCAATCTCATGCGCACCGCAGAAAAAGTCCGCGAACTGCTCGAATGTACCGATGACGTTGCACTCGTCGGAGTGCTCGCGCCGGTCGGACCCGACAAGCACGAAGGATCGTTCGCCGCCGTCGACATCGCTTCCCCCGATACGGATAAGTCAGTTAGGAGCATTCGCATATCCGATCATGTAAAGATCACGTCGACGGTCACGCCGCTTGCGAGGGGTGCGGCACAGCCTGACGGTGAGCAGTATTACATTCCGGTCACTACACCGCCCACTCCGAACGGTTCAACGGGCGCCGTAAAACCGTACGTGATCACGGCGCGCAACAAAACGACGGGTGCCCGTTTCCAGATGGCGCAGGGTCCGTTCCTTACGCGTGATGAGGCGATCAAGCGCGTGCGTCACCTGTTCAATACTGTACCGTCGTATCGCAATGCCGGTCTGCAGGTGGAGTACCGCCCGTGAAATTCAACGTCAAGGTGGTGATGCGCTTCGAAGACAAGGCGGCGCTCTACGAATTCGATGATCGCAAGACGGCGTTCGCGTTCGCTGAATCGCTGTTCGGCGATCATGTGAAGATCGAAGACGAAGTGAAGTACGTCGCGATCGCACCCGTGCGTATTGTCGCCGAATGAACAAAGTCCCCATCTTCAGGATCGGCACGGCCGGCGCCCATCAGTGCGCGAAACGCGTTTCAGACGAAGTATGGTTTGAACGCCGTCGCCTGATGGGCCGCTATCACGGCTGGTCCAGATGGGTTAAAACGCTTGGCGGACGCCGGCCAGATCATGCGTGGTACGACCCGACCGCAGGCATGGCACGCTTACCGAAGGATGAATGATGGAAGACCCGATTAAAATTGCGTTGCGCGCGAGTACGTTACAGATCGTCAAAGCCTACGAAGACGGTCAAACAGTTGATCAGATCGTGGATACGCTGCATGCGCAACTGCTCGCGAATCCGAACGTGCGTACCACTACCCGCGCTGACCAACCGGATGTTACGCCTGGCTGGTTCGGCATGGTCGGCGATGCGATGCCGTCTGGTCTCTACGAACTCGATCGCGTGCAGTTCCAGATGCGCGGTACTGGCTCGATCGGCGAAATGCAGGCCAATCTGGTGCAATGGGCACGCGTGAAGGAATGGCGCATGGTGCCACACATCGGCGGTCTGCTCACCACCAGCAATTTCCTGCCGCACACGGACGGCGATAGCATCCCGTGTGATAACCGTGCGCGCGTCGACGTGAAATTCTTCGGTTCACGTACGCGTTACGGCGTGCTCGCCGATGACGTGGACTGGAAAAACGTTACGCACTATCGGGTGCTGCAATGACGGGGCGCTATCGTCTGTGCATCTACGCTAGCGCTAACAATCCGGCTCAAGTGACATTCTCGCGCAGCGGTTTGTCTTTCGCGCTGGCTGTGACGTGTATGCGCGTCTACCGCAGCACTACTAACCACGCGTTCCGTTTCAGCATTACTGACGAAGTACGGCGGTCGCAATGAACAAGGGGTACATGAAGTTTATTCCGACGCGGCGCAAAGTCGTTGTGCAAACCCATTGTGCGGACGGATACGCCGAAATAACGTTCACCACATGGCAGGCGTTAAAGCTGATCCGCGCGCTGCTGATCTGCATCGTTCGAGCGTATCTTAAATGACCCTCCCTTCGCAAACAGGCTTCAGTATCGAAGATCGCGCCTACGAACGCGGTGTGATCTTCGGACGGCAGGCCATTATCAAACAGATTCGTCAGGCGCTGACCGATGGTGCCACGGCGGAAGATATCGACCAACTTTTGACGGGACTCGCAAATGTCGACTTCACCACTACCCGGATATAGCTGCACGTCGTGCAGC